AGATAGAAAGAGCTATGCGAGAAGTTGATGTGTTGTTGCTAGACGACTTTGGAACTGAAGGCGGCATGAAAGTTGATAACGTTGTGCGTCCAGTTCGCAAGGATATGCAAGATTTCATGTATCGGGTTGCCAACGTCCGCATTGACTTTGACAAGAACAAAGTAGAAAAGCCAACGATCATTACAACTAACAATCTGCAAGAAGATATAGACCGCATGTACAACCAGAAAGCCGTTAGCCGTTTGTATCCGAAAAGCAAGGAACACCGCATAGCATTCAACAAGATGGGAGATGTCAGGAATGTCGATTAAATGCGCAACGTGCGAGAACCGTGGCACTATCTGGTTACAGACAGACTGTGGCTTTGCTAAAGTTGTGCAGTGTCCAGAATGCAAAGGCAAGAGCCACAAAGAGTTTGATGTCGCAGCTATGCGAGCCAAGTTGCAGAAACAAATTGCTGAAAAGAAAGAACTGATTAGATGAAGATACTAGATGCTTGTTGTGGCTCAAAGATGTTCTGGTATGACAAGCACGAGCCACATACAACCTACATGGATATCCGCAAATATTATGAACGCTTAGAAACTGGACATGTGGTTAATGTTGACCCAGATATACAAGCCAGCTTCACAAAAATGCCGTTCAATGATTGCAAGTTTGATCTAGTTGTTTTTGACCCGCCACACTTCAAGAATGCAGGTAAAACATCGTGGACTGCTAAGAAGTATGGAGTGCTGGCCAACGATTGGCAAGAAGAGTTACAGGCTGGCTTCAACGAGTGTATGCGAGTGTTAAAACCAAGTGGCACGCTAGTTTTCAAGTGGAGCGATTACCAGATTAAGTTGAGTGAAGTGTTAGACATCATAGGCTATCAGCCAATCTTTGGTGACAGACGCAGTAACACTTCATGGAGCGTGTTTATTAAAGCAGACAGGATAGAACCAGTTAATCACGAAATGGACATCTTCGAGTGTCTGGCAGAAATCGAAAGGGTGGGATATTGATGAGCAAATTTCACATTGGAGACATAGTTAGAAATCCGTGGATGGCTGATGATAATCCGTATAGAAACTTTATATATATGGGAGTTGAAGGCGATTTTGTCAAAGAATTATCCACTGACGGAAAGAGACTCATGACGGCGAAATATTACAAGAAAGATGTTTTTGATGAAAGTGTGGAATTTAAAGTTGTTGGTCATTCAAATTTTATCAAAGACCTAGCTGAAGAACTTCATAAATATTGAGGATGGGAGTGTGAACTAAATGTCAAAGTATTACCGAGTACGAACGCAAAAGCAGTGGGAGTGGCTGATCCGTCAATCATTGAAGTTATTCCTGAGAAAAAATGGAACGTCAAAGTGCAAATTAGCTGTGATGATGCTTATTACAACAAGGTATTTAATGACTGTAAAGATGCAGTCATGGTTAAGCATTATGTAGATAAGCGTTCGTTACAAATTGACAACAACTTTAAATTTACAGCCGAAGAAATTAAATACTATCACCTAGACAATGATTTGTTCGAGAAAGTCGAGGTCAGCGAATGAAAAAATGTGAGTTTTGCAATAAGCCCTATTATAGTTCAATTCAGATAAAGGGTATTGGTTATAACTTGGGAGAAAAGATGGATTCTACTAACGAGTATTTAATTGATTTAAAAGAAAATGGAGAAGCTAAATTATTGTTCAAACGTAGCTTTGATTATGAACCTTGGACTGTTGGAGAATGTCAGTTCAACTATTGCCCAATGTGTGGCAGAAAGCTGGTGGAAAAATGAAGATAATCAGATTGGTCGAATTGGGATCAAGCGAGCCCTACATTTTTAATATTGGTGATGAAGATATGGTTTCTGGAAGTACAGTTGAGAGCATAGACCCGATTTTCTATGTAAAGACTATAAGGGTATACAACAGCTACGGTGATGATTGTTTTAAAGTTAATTTTACGGATGGAACAATGATGCAAGTCCCTAGAGCAAGGTTCACAGCTATATGGGCACCAGATAGTGAGGTAAAAGAATGAATCCATTAGAACAATATATTGAACCAGATTGGAAAATAACACGACTTAGTGAAAGGCAAAAAGTAGAGTATGGTTTTCCAGCTGATGAGAATTGGGTAATCGTTGATTATAAAACAAACTGCTATGGAAACATTAGCAAAAAACACAGACCATGGCTGTTATCTGAATGGGAAGAAGCTATCAAGCGTGGGTATTACATGGAATAGGAGATTTGAAAATGGAAGAATGTAAATTTTGTCATGAACCTTTTAAGCCAATAAAAGTGTTCAACAATATAGACATTTGGGAAACTGATCGCAATGTTTACGTTGAGTTGAAAAATCACTTCGGAGTTACAAGGGATATTTTTCAAATAAACTACTGCCCAGCATGTGGGCGGAAGCTGGTGGAAAAATGAAATTGTTAAAAAGTTTTTTATGGGCACTGCTGTTTATGATGATACTCATAATTGCGCTTATTATTACCGCTATATTGACATATTTTGTTGGCAAGATATGGACATTTGTAGTCTTTATGGGATTGTTGTTATTGTGGTGGACATATCAAATATACGAGAGTTATTAGGGGGCAGTTATGGCAAACAAAGCAGGTACACATTTTGGCACAAAAGTTAAATGCAGCGATGGTTATACTTTTGATTCAAAGAAAGAGCATGAGTTTTATCATCGATACATCAAGACAAGTAAGTATGATTTCAAGTGTCATCCTAATTTTAAAATCAAAGATATGTTTACGGTTGGTGGAACTAACTTTCGTGGCATGAGTTACAAGCCTGACTTCGTTTTATATGGCGAAACAGGGGGACTGGAGCACGTTATTGATGTTAAGAATAGTCTTACACCATATGGAGTATCAAATGACGCTAAGAACCGTTTTAAACTGTTTGCTGATAGATATCAAATACCAGTTGAAGTGTGTGTGCCACGATCAAACGACTTTAAACAGATGATATTTGGCACGACAACAAGATACGATCCATTGATATTTACGACATTTGATTATAGCGTGTTCGACTTGATTGGACGGTAAAGGAGTGAACAGTATGAGAAAAATAAGATTTAGAGTTTGGAATGGTATCTATTCTAAGTTTGAAACTGTTATGGGCCTAAAATTTGAGAAACATTTATTCGCAGTATTAGGAGAAGATGAAGATGAACGCTGCTTAGACAACCATGATATTCCTTATACTCTAGAGCAATACACAGGACTGAAAGACAAGAATGGCGCGGATATTTATGAAGGCGACATTATAAAAATTCCTACTCATTACATTATGTATGGGACAGATATTGATGATTGGAGTGACGATTATGCCTTAGTTGAGTATTCAGAAGAATATGGCGGTTTCTTTATTTATGGAGAAACAGCACTTTGGAAAGTTCTATTTGAGGGACATTCAAGAGATGGGTTTTATCATAAATTTCCTGAGGTTGTTGGCAATATCCACGAGAACTCAGAACTACTGGAGGGTGACGGAAATGAATGAAAATCAGCAAAAAGTCTATGACTGGCTAACGTTTACAGCGAGTGTTGAAGCAACAGGCATTGGTATGCAAGTCTATTCGATAAAAAATAATGCACCTTTGTTAATCATAAGAACTTGGGAAAAACTCACTGACCTTGAACAGGACGAAGTTATTCAGAAAGCAATTTTGGAACTTGACGGAGAGAAAGTATTTTAGGAGGAAAAATCATGAATGAAGAAAAGAAAAATTTAACAACTTTTAGAGTTTTAGACCCGAAAGATGAGTACAAATACGTTGCTTATATCCAGTATGTAGGTACTAAAGGAGCAATGATTAGTGTTGGCGGTCTTAATTTTCAGATTGTAAAGCCGAATCAAGTCTTAGAAATTGTTTTAACGGACTATCAAAAATTACAGCCAACTATGAATGATGAAGAATTTAATCATAACGAATTGGAGATTAGTGGTGCAGCTGATTACGAAGAAATCCAAGAAATAATCGACCACAAATACATTGAACGGGTGGAGAACTAATTATGAGTAGGCAAAGAAAGAAACATCCAATTTTAGTCGCTCAAAGAAAAGATGATAACGAATATGTTCGTCAGCTGGAACGTGAGGGAAATCGAGCAGCAATGCCACCTAGATGCAGGCGTTGGTTAAGACTATTAAAATTAGAGGCTCATTACTGTTAAAGGAGTTGGTAATTTGATTAGGCACGGAAAAGACGACCATCGCATCCGTTTCGAGATGAGAGATAGAATACATGCAGTGCTGAAGTACATGGATAAGAAGTATGGCGAGAATTGTTGGGCGAATGATGAACATGCATGCGCTGACCCGCAATTTGTAACTTTGCAATTATGGCTAGACATGCACGCAACGCCGTTTGAAGAAAACTTTAATAGCCCAGAATGGCAGAAAGTTTACCAGCTTAGAATGCAAGGGTATGGACCAGTAGAAATTGTGAAAGCTTTGGGGATTACTAAAAGCAAGGCTGTTGGTAGGTTACATGCAATGCAGATTCATGGAAAGCTGGATAATGCTAAACCAATTATCAGACGGCCAAAAATACAGCCTAACAGAAATCTTGCTTATCCTAAGCCACCAAGAGAAGAACTAATTACTTTGGTTGACAGTGGCATGAATAAAACAGAAATTGCTGAAAAGCTTAATGTTGGTAGAAAAGTATTATACAAGTGGCTCAGGCAAGATGATCTAATAGAATACAGTAAAAAAGCCAACTGGCGAGCTAGAACGGAGGCAGTAATGAATGTCTGACAAACAAACGATCGAAGTGATTAGAAAATATCCGTTGATGGATAAATTGATTCATGACAGAGAAATGGAAATCATGTATCCGTTTAATCCAGACGTTGATGAAAATATTGGTGGTGGCAGAGCTGAGAATAAGAAAGATGAATCACAGGAAAGAATGGCATTAAAGTTAGCCAGTGATGAGTATCTTAATAAGTTGCGTAGGCAAGAAAATGCAGTGTGCAAGGTGCTACATCAATGTGCAGTGAATGCTGAACCACGCAGACTAGACGATACCACCTACATGATTATCGATGAGCTTTATCTTAAAGAAAGACGTGAGCTGACGATAGATGGTATAGCCAATAAAGTGCACATTTCAAGACGCAATGTTTTTAACCGCAGAGATGCATTTGTAAAAGCTGTAAAAAATGAGCTTAAATAGCAAAGTTGCACTTTTTCACTGGTTTCTAGGGTTAAAATGGTAGAGTGGAAATAAAAGATAAGGGATGCGCATAGCGTGTCCTTTTTTTAATGCGGAGAAGGTGAAAGTTTGGCTAAAACATGGAACAAAAAAGAATTAGACAAGGCTGTTGAGCTGAGAAACCAAGGCTACACATCAAATCAGATTTCAAGAGCCTTTGGTGGTAAGTATTCAGCAGCGGCAGTTCGTAGAAAATTAAAACGTTCTGGTAAGCCAATATCTACCGCATCTGAAACAAAGGACGAAACATATAACAATGATGGTGTCCAAACAAGTTCAGTTATTCTGACGGTGACTAAAGGAAAGAAATTGACACCGGAAGAAATATTGAAAGCACATAACCTGGACCCAACTAAGTGGAGATTGGTCAGCAACATATCTAATGCTTGGAAACAATCAGAAAACACTACAAGCTTTCAGAGTAAGATTACAGTTAAACCAATTTTAGATGTTGATCCACAGACCATCGTTAATATTTTTAATGAGAACATAAAGCCGATTAAAGTTAGCAACCAGAAATCTGGTAAGGATAATCTGGTAGTACCACTTTATGATTTGCATATGGGAATAATGACATTTGATTTGTATAGGGAACAGATAAGACAAATCAAAGAAGTAATGTCACGAGGTTACAATCGCATTGTATTTGAACAAGGCGGAGATCTATTACATTCGGATAAAATCAATTCAAGCCAAACAGTAAAAGGCACAGAATTGGATGAAGTAGATATGGTCCAAGCAATCAAGGATGCAAAAGCAATGTTCGATGAGTTAATGATTTGTGCATTGGTAAACAGTAAACAAGTTGATGTATATGCAATTGGCGGGAATCATGATTTTGATTTGTCTTACATGTTTATGGATGCATTAGCTGATAGGTTCCCAGATGTTACAGTTCATAATACAAACAAATACAGACAAACATATCAAATTGATAAAGTAGGAATTATGTTAGCACATGGCGATAGGTTTATGAAGAAGTTACCAATGCTATTTGCTACAGAAGAACCTGTTATTTGGTCCACTAGCGAGTATAGAGAAATACACTATGGCCATTGGCATAAAGAAATTACTAATGATGATTACGGAGTTGTTACTAGACAATTAGGAACACCAAAGCTAAATGACCCATATGAGAAATCAAATGGATTTACGATGGCTACACACAAATTGCAACTGTTTGAGTACGGTATTGATAGATTAAAAGCAACATATGAGATTAAAGCATAGGACGAAACCTGTGCTTTTTATTTGCAATTAAAGGAGAAACAATATGCAGAAAACGAAAGGATGGGGGATTATCAGTTCAGTAGCGGAAGCTAAATTGCTTGGTGAAGTGTATAGCGATATGCGGTATCACGCAACGATCTACACTAAACCACATTGTAGTAAATGTAAGCAGACAGCTCTAAGGTTACACATGCCGAAAGAAACACGAGCAATGGCTGACTATCCAGATATTAGAGAGAAGTTCATTGATATGAATATTAAATCAATGCCTGTGGTAGTGATAAGCAAAGGTAAAAATATTGAAGACATCTGGTGTGATTATCAGATAGATAAGATAAGGAAGTGGAATCAAGTTGGGTAAATTACTAGCATTCATTGGAGCTGTATTTATAATCGCTAAGTTATTCGGATGGATAGCATGGAACTGGTGGTTGGTACTTATTCCATTCTATCCGATAGCATTCATTTGGGGAGTAGTGATTGCTACAGTAGCTGTGTTTAATGTGATAGATAAGGAAGATGAAAATTAAACATACTTGGGTTAGTGTTAATCCCGATGGTAAATCAAAAAGCACACATGGAGTTGTAGCTCAGTGGTAGAGCAATTGGCTGTTAACCAATCGGTCGCTGGTTCGAGTCCAGTCAACTTCGTTGTAACTATTGTAAGGGCAGCTTAACGGCGCCTTTTTTGCGTATATAAAAAGGAGCAAGAGAAATGCTCCTTTAATACTATTATCCAATGGGAATATACTTGTCTGATATTTCATCGTACTGATACCAAGTATTATTCATTTTATATAGAGCGGTGCCGTTAAATTTCTTTTTATTTCCTTTTTCGTCAAGCACCCAATATTCCATTGTTTTTGTAATACCATCGCTTTTTAATTCTTCTGATGGATTATCATTGATAATAAAACGTGTGTTAGACATTTGAACACCTCCTTTCAAAATAAATTATATCATTAGAGTTTTAAATATCATTATGGAAAACTGAAAAGAAAAATTTATAAAAAAATATAAGGGCAAGGGGTGACAAGCAATGAGATACAAAGTATGTCGTAAGCCTGACTGTGATGTGAAGATACCATTTGAACAAGACAATCCATATTGTGCTAACCATGCAAGTATGTGGCATAAACCAACACTATACGCTAGACAGAACAGTAAACAGCGGCAAAAGTTCTATAACAGGTATAAACGGGATAAGGAAGCTAATAAGTTCTATCACGGTAGACAATGGGCTAACTTATCTCAAGCAGTAAAGAAACAAGCATACTTCACGTGTGAATGCTGTGGCCATACTTATGACAAGCCAAGGTATCTTATCACTGATCACATTGTGCCGAGAAGAATAGATAAGCGCAAGCAGTTGGATATAAGCAATTGCTGGTGCATCTGTTCGGAATGCCACTACTGGAAAACAAGGTTAGAGAACAAAGTATATACATCACAGTCGTTGATAGCTAACCTTGATGTGGCTAAGCAATGGAACAAGGAACGATGTACTGAATGGATAATGGAACAAAGGAGGAAGCATAATGTTTAGTAGAGCATTGTATGAACTGTTAAGTAAGATGTTAGATCACTTAGATAATAATGAGAAAGAGAGATATACACAGCACTCGCGTACTAACAATAAGTTAGACAGAGTCATTGAGTTACTAGAGAATGATAGCCATGTAGATACACATGAAGCACAGCAGAGTGATAAATTAAAGGCTACTATCAATGTGGATACTACTGAAACAGTTAAAGCTATTAAACTAATGCAGTCAGACATTGATGATATTAGATTACAAATGCACGCATCAATGATACCACCTGACGTAGATCATGAATCATTCTATGATGTAAGTTGTGATGACGTGTTTGTTAGACAATTCAAAAGTAATAAGCAAAAGCAAAGAGACTTTGTTAAAGGCTATGTTGAAACTGTCAATCAGTTTATTTACGAAGGATATAACGATACAGGCAAAGTATCTAAGTTACATTTGTCCAACGACTTTCAACAATGTGCTTTTGTATTTGATGCAGATCAATATAGTTATCAATTACCAAAAATTTTAAATTCTTTAGGAAACAGAATAACTAAAAATGATGGAGTACAAGCTTTTGTTTTTCTGGAGTAAATAATTTTGAAATTAAAAAATAAAAAATTTAATGGGGCCGGCTGGGTTATAAAAAAGAGGAGCTCGCACAGGTGAGTCCAGAAATCTACAGCCCCATTTTTCAAAACTTTTGGGGTCTAGCTGTGTCTAGGCCTTACTACATAAAGATTTTCATAAATAAAAACCTATGTAATATTATTTAAAATCTGCATAGAAAGGTGGTGGTTTTATATGAAAATTGTTAACAAAGGGAAACAAAATGATAGTCATGTGGATGACGAGCTAGACGAGTTGCAGAATACTCCACCCAATCATTTATCAGTCGAAGCTAAACGACTTTGGCGCAATTTAGTCCCTGAATTGAAGAAGTTGGGGTATTTAAAACGTGCTGATCAAGCCAACGTTGAGCAATATTGCAACTACTATGCTTTATATCTAAAAGCTGAGGAAGTGGTTAATGAATATGGTCCTTGGCTAGAAAATGAAGATGGCGTGCCTAACAAAAGATCGCCCGCTTTAATGCAGCTTAACGACTGTGTTAAAAACATGAAGTCCTTGGGCAACGATCTAGGCTTAACATTTGATTCTGGAATGCGTGAAATAACCATCCAAGAACCGGTTAAAAAGTCAAATAAATCACCACTAAAGGGGGTAAGATTCGGTGCAGAAGTATGATTTTACTGGAGTTAAAGATATCAAAAGTGAACTACAACAGCATAAATCTGATTACGATAGCATCAAAGCTAAGTATTCTGACCCTGGAACACAATACGCTTATGATGTTATTTTTTCGGATAAATATTTGACCAATAGGGATGTACAACTAGCGTGTGCCCGGCATCTTAATGATTTATTGCGTATTGGACAAGATGATTTCCCATATATGTATTCTAAACAAATGGTTGATGCAATTGAATATTTCTGTCGGTTACTTCCTAATCCAGATGATACGTCTAAGAATCTTGAACCATTTAGATGGCAGTCGTTCATTCTAGATAGCCTTATTGGTTGGCGGAATATTAAAAGCAACGGTACTAGGTACACAACAGCTAATATTTCAATTGCTCGTAAGCAAGGAAAAACTTTTTTAGGTTCAGCACTAGTTAATTTTTACTATTTCGTGGTTTGTGCTGGAGCAACATCTCAAGACTTGCTAGTTGCTAGTTACGACAGTGAGCATTCTAATAAGCTGTTCAACGACATTTCATTGCAAGCTAAAGCCTTAATTAAGATAGACGACTTTAAAGAGTGGGCCGAACAAAATGATGTTGATCCGCAAGCTCGGCAAGTTATTGCTCACGAAACTAAAAATATTATTCGCAAAGGTACTTCAGAGGGCGGCGGTTTCGATAGTTATCATAATGTTATTGCTGTTTACGATGAAATTGGTAATTTAAAGCCCGCCAAAAACGAAACATTAAGGCAGATTACTTCAGGACAAAATGGTATTAACAACAAGATGTTTGTCAAAATATCGACTGCTTATCCTGATGTCAAAGTCAAATTTAAGAACGATCAAGATGTTACCCGTATTGCAATGGAGCAAGACAGTAAGCGAGAAGCTGATGAAGTTTTTCAAATTATCTATGCTCAAGATGGCGAAGCGGAAGTGTTTAGTCCTGAATTGTGGGGCAAATCAAATCCTAACCTACAGGAATTGCCAGAGAAACAATCTAAAAACTTACTAGATTCGTTGAAAGTCGATATGGAGCAAAACGAACGTGAAGGAACGCTCGAAACATTTGTTAATAAATCATTGAATTTATGGAGTGCAAGATTCCATAACTCATTTGTATCGTTAGATAATATCAACCGGAATATCATTGATTCATTTGATATTAAAGGCAGAGATGTGTTTATTGGCTTTGACGGTAGCCAAACAAATGATAATTCTTCGCTAGGCTTTATTTTTCCTTACGAAGATAATGGCAAAGAAATGTTTTATATCAGTGAGCATAGTTTTATCCCATTTGCTCAAGCAAAAACGATACAAGCTAAATCTAAACAAGATGGCTTAGATTATATCAAGCTTGAAAAGTTAGGTTTCTGTACAATAACTAATTTAGAATCGGGTGTCATTAACAAAGATCAGATATATCAGTGGTTAGTTGGTTTTGTAGCTCAAAATAATTTGAATGTTAAATCAGTTATTGCTGATCCTAACTTGGCTAAGTGGTTTACACAAATGATTGAGAATTATCAGCCTAGTTGGGAACTTTTAACATTAGCTCCTACATCTTATCAATTATCTAATCCCACCAAGGATTTCCAAGATAATTTTATAAATGGAAATATGGCAATGTTAAACGACCCATTAATGATTGATGGATTAAGTAATGCTGTTCTAAAAGAAGACGCTGGTGGGGCAGTCAAGATTGACCGACAGAACCGGACTAGTGACCATATTGATACAACTGACGCTTTGATTAATGCTCATTCGCAAGCACAGAATTACTTCAAGAATTATCACGAAGATGGTTATAATTTTATGAACGATTTAAGCCGAGATGAAAGGAAAAAAGCATGGGCTACTATGTTTGGAGTTGGGAGGTGATCCGATGGCAAAAATTTTAAATGATTTAGTAAAAAATTGGTCAACAGTTGTTTTGTTTGTTGCTGGTTTAGTTTTAGTTGCGATCGCAGCCTTTTTATTCAATCAAGTATTAGGCTTCTTAATCTCTGGTTTAGAACTAATGTTAATGGCTTATATTTTGGATAAAGAAGGGGGTGAGAGCTAATGGGGCTTTTAACTCCTAGAAACTTCAAGAAAAATAAAACTACTAACATGGTGTATCCGAGTTCAGGAAGTTTTACCAATGCACTAGCAACTTTGATTGGTGGCAAGCCAATTGGTTATGTGCCAGCTAGTCAAGCATTGAAAAATGTGAATGTATATAGTGCGATTAACCGAATATCGAGTGATATTGCAAGTGCACATTTTAAGACAGAAAATACAGCAACTTTAAATAAGCTGGAGCGACCGAGTAATATTATCAGTCGTTTTTCTTTTTGGCAAGGCACATTGATGCAATTAGCACTGTCTGGCAATGATTATATACCGCTAGTTGGTCGTAATTGGGAGCATGTGCCTAACTCTGATGTGCAAATCGAATATTTACCAGGTAATAACGGCATTGTCTATAAGGTTATGGAAAACAATGACCGTCCTAAGATGACACTAATGCAAGACCAGATGTTGCATTTTCGTTTAATGCCTGACCCAAGCTATCGTTTCTTAATTGGACGATCTCCGCTAGAAAGCTTACAGAATGCTTTAACAATTGATGATAAGTCAACTCAAAGTAATTTAAACAACTTGAGCAATCAAATGAATCCTGCTGGAAAGTTGAAAATTGATAACTATATTGGCGATGGTCAGGACTTAGAGGATGCTAGAGATGCCTTTGAGAAAGCAAACAGCGGTGAAAATTCTGGTAGATTGATGACTTTGCCAAGCGGTTTTGATTATGAACAGTTTGAAATGAAAACAGATGTGTTTAAGGCGCTGGTTGAGAACGCAGCCTTTTCTGCTGATCAGATTTCTAAAGCGTTTGGTGTACCTAGTGACATTCTAGGCGGTGGGACATCTACCGAAAGTCAACACTCAAATAAAGACCAAATTAAGGCGCTGTATTTGATGAATCTTAACACTTACATTCACCCGATTCTTGATGAGTTAGCGCTAAAGCTACATGCGCCTGATCTTGAATTGGATATTAAAGACATGCTTGATGTGGACGATTCCTTAATGGTTTCACAAATCGCAAGCTTAGTAGACAACGGTGCTTTAGGTCAAGCACAGGGCGAATATATGCTAAAGCGTTCTGGCTTTTTGCCTAACAATTTACCAAAGTTTGAACCATTGAAAGGGGGTGAACAAAATGCCGATCAAGATTAACGGAATGATTACTAATAACGATGATGCCCCTATCTATCGTGATTGGTTGGGCATGGATGTTGTTGCTCCTAATGACATTAGTAACGCCTTAGAAGATATACCAGCTGGCGAAGATGTTGATGTGAATATCAATTCATTTGGCGGAGAAGTCGAACCTGCAGCGCAGATTTATACAATGCTAAGAAATTTAAGTAATAATGTTGTCGTAAATATCGAGAGTTCAGCTTATTCAGCGGCAACAATTATTGCGATGGCGGGCGACACAGTTCGAATTTCGCCAAGCGCTCAAATGATGATCCATAAAGCTTCTAGCGGGGCAATCGGCAATGCTGAAGACTTGCAGAAAGGCTTAGATATGCTAAATGCAACTGATAGAACGATTGCCAATGTTTATGCCACAAAGACAGGCAGACCGCCGGAAAATTTTTTGGATCTAATGGCAAAAGAAACATGGCTATCTCCTAACGATGCAGTTGATTTAGGCTTAGCTGATGAAATCATGGAATTTAATACTGAACCGATTACTAACTCGGCTAAACCAATGATTGCATATAATAATGTGCAGAAAATCAAGGGTCTAGTTGAAGAAAATAAAAAATTAAAGAAACAAAATAGTCAATTTGCGAGTGAAGATTTAAAGCAACGCAAACTGGCTATTTTTTATGGAAAGGATTGATAAAATGAATGATTTACAAAAAGCGTTCAATGAAGTTTCTGCAAAATGTGCGGACTTGAACGCTGAATTAAATGCAAAACTTACTGACGACAATGCGACAGCGGAGGAGTTCCAAGCTATCAAAGATGAATTGACTGCTCAAAAAGCACGCAGAGACGCTTTGAACGACCAGATTAAAGCTTTGGAGGATGAAAAGACCGAACCAGTCGTAACTAATACAGAGGGGGCGAATATTACGCCGAAAAAAGAAAATAAATTAGAAAATCAGAAGAAAGCGATCAATGAGTTTATTCATTCTCGTGGATCAAAGTTAACTAATGATGCGGCAACTTCTGTTACTTCTACACAGGTTGAACCAATTATCCCAGAAGAGATCATTTATAATCCTGAAGCTGAAGTAAACACAGTTCAAGATTTGTCTGAATTAGTAACAAAGACACCTGTTACAACTGCTAAGGGTACTTATCCAATCTTGAAACGTGCTGATGATTCATTTAACACAGTTGAAGAATTGAAAGAAAACCCTGAATTGGCAGCACCTGAATTTGAAAATGTTGACTGGTCTGTTGACACTTATCGTGGAGCAATTGCTATTTCAGAAGAATCTATTGCTGATTCTCAGGTAGATTTGACAGCTCTGGTAGGTCAAAATATTGGTGAAAAACGTGTTAATACTGTTAATAAGATTATCGCGCCTATCTTGAAAGGCTTTACTGCTAAATCTTTTACAGTCGACACTTTGGTTGATGATTTGAAGCACATTTTAAACGTTGACTTGGATCCAGCTTATACACGTAACTTAGTAGTTACTCAATCAATGTATCAAATTCTCGATACTTTGAAAGATAAAGAAGGACAGTATATCTTGCACCGTGACATTACAACTGGTTCTGGCTATTCTGTTTTAGGCATTCCTGTAACTGTTGTTAATGACAATTTGCTTGGTGCTGATGGTGAAGCACATGCCTTCGTTGGTGACTTAGCTCGTGGTGTTTTGTTTGTTGATCGTCAAGAAGTTTCATTGGCTTGGATGAAGTCAGAAATCTATGGTCAGTATCTTGGTGCTGCAATGCGTTTTGGTGCATTCAAAGCAGACGAAAACGCAGGTTATTTCTTGAGTGTAGCTGCTGGTGATGATTCGGGAAAATAACAGCCCCAATCCTAGATAATGGGACATTGGGGAATATGATACTAGATCAATAAGAAAGGAGCCAAAACATGGCTTACGAAAAACAAACATGGGGAACATACACCTATGATGAATCTAAAACGCTTGCTGAAAATATCGCTGCTGCAAAAGCCGCTAATGCGCTAGTCACAACGGACAAAATCAAGCATATCGAAGATGGCATTGCTAATGAACAAGTTGGACCTCAAGGTGAAGCTGGTGCACCTGGTAAGAATGGTTCAGATGCCAAGCAAATCAAATCTGGCGTTATCAATGAAGATAAGAGTGGCATTGTAACTGGTATTACTGTTACATTTACTGACAATACAACCGTTGATTTTTCCGTCAATAAAGCTACTGAATAGCATGCTGACAGGCACATTCTAAGGCTTTTCCAGTATTAAAGTAAGACACTCGCCCATAAATAAACAGTGAGAGCGCCTAGTTCTGGCGGGCATTAAGGGAGTGAGATGGTGACAGAAGTAAAAAAAGTTACTGTTTCGAGTATGCAAGAATATCTGAACCTTGATTCAGATATGGATGCTGAAATATTGCAGGATTTAATAGACATGGTTCAAGAGGATATCCGTAATGCAGTTGATTTAAATATCCCACTTGAGTTTTATCAACGATATCCTGTGTTTAACCAAGCGGTTCGGACAATGGTTGATTTCACTTATTACAATCGGGGCGAATTAGGAGAGCAAAAGATTGGCTATCCGCCAAGTTATCATTACATGGTCAACGGTATTCGTTGGAGAGTTAGGAGAGAGTTTGCTAATGGAAATGGCAATACACCGACTAAACCATAGGATTAGTTTTGGTACTGTTAAGTCAGTTGAGAATGATATGACCGGAGATTATGATACGGAGTTTGTACCTGATGTTACAGTTCATTGTGCAATGTATCAACGAACGGAAACACAAAAAGTGCAAATTGTTGGTACTGATTTGGCAGATACAATTGTTGTTGTAATCCGTTCACGTAAGCTGAATAAGAAGCTTAAAGCTCAGTTATCTAACGATGAAACAGTCTATGCGATTACAGACATTTCTTCAGATGCCAGTGGCTTACCAGTCGGCTATGATTTGATAACGCTCAAAGATGAAAAGAAGGTGAGCTAGTGGATGATTTAGAAGCGCAGATGAACTCATGGCTAAAACAAGTTGAGAATCTTAATCCAACTACACAGCAGAAAGCTGCTATGACTAAGGCAGGTGCAGTAGTTTATGAAAAAGAGCTGAAAAGTAAAACGCCTAAATCTGCTCGAATGCTCAAGAAAACAGTTCACCTTCAAGATGCGATTGCTTCACAAAACACCGATATTGATGGAACATTTGATGGTAGTTCGGTGGTTGGCTTTGGCAAGAAAGCTCACATTGCACGTTTTATGAATGACGGTACTAAGAAGTATCCTAGACATCCAGAAAACGACCACAGGCATTTTAGAGACAATGCTCAACGAAATAGTGAACCTGAAGTGTTTGAAGCTCAAAGACGCATGTATGAGCATTTAATGGGCGGTGGTAAATGATGGACATGCCAATAGTTACTGCTAAAAAAATGATAGAGGGCAAGAAATTTTCTTGGCTCGATGGTGTCTATAGTGGATCAATGCCCGAAGAAATTGAGGATAATGTAGATAAAACCATAGTCTTGGTAACTGAATGGCTTAATGAACCAACAAGGTACGCTAATCAAAGCTTTAAGGGCTGGACTATTGGCGTGCAAGTTCAAACGTTTTTTAAATTAAAAAATCAACCTGTTAGCTTAATAGATGCAGAAATAGCAATGGCTAAGCTGTTTAAAGATAATGGCTGGCAGATTGATGATAGTAAAACGAATATCAAGGACCCCGACACAAATCAATGGTCGCAGTCCTTTTTATTTTCTAAAAATATAAATTTGAAAGAAGGAATATAAATATGGCACAAGGTGTAAGCTTTGCCGGTATTAACTGGGTCAAGTTTGCTTTAACAGACAATCAAGGAATGCTAATTTCAGAAGCAGACAAAGGCTTGGGCACTGATGGAGTCTTGTTAGTTGATGGTGATGGTGAAGGTGCTACAACTGCAAATATTACTGGGCTGGAAGAAAAAGGTACACCACAATATGCTAACAACCAAGTTAAGCGTATGGCCCATGGCGCACAAACGCCTAGTGTTGCTTTGACGATGTTAGACATGGACTTCAAAGCAATGCAAAAAATGAAAGGCTATGTTCCCGATGGCAAAGGTGGTTGGGTCTTAACCAGTGGATCTAAACCAGATGTAGCTATGATGATTTGTTCGTCTGATTTTGATGGCAATAAATTTTATGATTGTTTTGCTCGTGGCGAAATGATGGAAGCAGCACATAATCATGGGACAAACACCAACGCCGAAGTTGATTACAATGGTACTTTTGAATATGACGCATTGGATCCAATTCGCAAGACTATTTTCTTAGACGATAAAGGTGTTCAGCGCTCATACAAGCAATATTACTCAGGTGATGAAGAATTCGACGAAGCTGCAATGTATGAAGAAGTATTTGGCGGTTATAAACTACCGGGTTCTGACACAGGGAACAATGGTGGTTCGGGGGAATAACATCCCCGATCGTTGGTCAAGGCGTAGTCGGGGATGTTATTCTCGGTAAGTAAGCAACAAACAGAGACGATAAATATGAGACGAAAATAAAAGGAGCAACACATATGATCAAAATTAAAGCGAATGTGATTGGAATCAAAAAGCCAATTGAAGTAAAGAAAACAGTGGACAAAGAAGATAAAGCTGATGAGATGGTTATCAAATTAGCTGAGTTGGAAGAAAAGGCAGCTAAAGCTGAAAGCGATACTGACGACAAGAAAGAAATTACAGAAGAAGAACAGACTAGAGAGTATCTTGAAGCAGTCAAAGCTAACAGAAAGCAACGTGAAGAAATATTTGATTGGTTGAAGTATATGCTCGATTTGACTTCCAAGCAAATTGAAAAAGCTCGGCAGTCGGTTGATATGGAAGAACTTGGAGCTTATATCTTCTATGTTGCGTCACGATTCCAAGGAATGAGTGATGAAGACTTAGATCTTGAGCATAAAAAACAGGAAGCAGCAGGAAATGTTGACCCAAAAAAAGGATAGCTAGTTTGAGAGAGCTACAAAATAATCTGAAAAGCAAACGTGAAGATCTGAGTTATTTGAAAAAAGAATTAATGTTGCAAGGAGTTATGCCTAGCGATATTGGTGGGCAAGATTATGATGAGTTTCTTCAAGTTCTTCATTCTGAAAAACGTGAAGATAGAGTTATGTCCGCAGCTGACGCTCATAAGAGATTGAGAGGTGGGTAACTAGATGAGAATACAGAATGAAATGGCAACTCGTATTAGTATAGATGCTGTTGGTGCAACGCACAGCCTAAAAGGTCTTTCTGATGCAGTTCGAGGAGCTACAAACGCATGGAAAGCTCAAGTTGCCTATCAAAACTCAGTCGGCAATAGTTTGGGTGCTGCTAAAGCTAAATATGAAGGCTTAGGCAATGCAATTGATCAGCAAAAAAGCAAAATCAATGAGTTGCGTAATCGGCAAAAAGAGCTCAACGTCACTAATACTGAGTCAGTTGAGAAATATCAGAAATATCAAGCTGAAATTGATAAACTTCGATCTGAACAAACTAAGCTCGATACTTCGACTAAAGAAGGCAAAGATCGTTTTGCTGAATTATCAAGGCAAATCGATGATACACGTGAAGCGCAGTCTAAAAATACTGGTATCACTCAAAAGGATGCAGAACAGTATCTAAAGTTAGACAAGCAAATAAGCCAGTCCGAGAATCAATTAAGATCGTACGAAGCACAGCAAAAACGTGCCGCTGAAACTGTTAAGTATTATGAATCTGGTTTAGCTGGACTGCAAAAGTCGTACAAGCAAAACAATGAAGTTTCTAAAAGTTTCACTGAGAGATTAAAAGCAGAGGGCAAAAGTGCATCTGCAACTGTCAATGAATATAAAGGTTTGCAGAATTCTTTAAAGAATTTGAAATCTCAATATGATATTCAGGAGAAAGAACTTGGACAAATTGAGACTGCCAGTGGGAAAACAAGCGATGCTTACAAGAAGCAAGAAATACGCTTGAATGAAACTGGTAAGTCGATTGCAGAAACTGAAAGCAAAGCTAAATCTATGCGTGGGGAGTTTAATAGACTTCAACCAACAGGTATTGATCGTATTGATAAAGCGGTTGTTAGAACTCGTGATACAACTAGCAAGTTAGCAGATGGCGCTAAGAACGCTTTTAGTAGATTTAAGAATGCTGCTATTGGTGCAAGTATCGGTGTTGCTACTTTAGGAGCAGGTTTAATTAAAGGAGCTAAGGAAGCATCTACGCTGCAGAACACATATAATGAAAATACTAACTTACTAACCACTTCTGGCGAAAAAGTAAAAAACGTTACAAAAGAAATTGCTCAAATGCAGTTAGATGGCAGAAAATATTCTGTTCAGTATGGCGAATCTCAAAATAACATTGCAAAGGGATATCAAGAGCTGGTAAAGCGTGGTTATGATGGCAGACAATCATTGGGAGCAATGAAGTCCATTTTGCAGGCGTCAAAAGCTTCTGGTGATGATTTTAGCGACACTATGCAAGTTACCACTTCCACACTCGAAGCGTTTGGTATGCGCACCAACTCAATTGCGGGCATGATGAAAAACACTAAACAAGTTGCTAATGAACTTGCGATGGCTGCGGATGCAACATCTACCGATTTCAAATCATTGGGTGTTGGTATGAATTATGTTGGTACTTCTGCTCATACTGCTGGTTTATCATTAGGCGATACAGCTAGTGCAATGGGTGTGTTATCTAACTCTGGTTTGGAAGCACAGCAAGCTGGTACTGGTTTACGTAAGATTCTGATCAGTTTAATGACACCTACCAAGGGCGGAGCTAAAGCCTTTGAGAAGTATGGTATGTCAATTGACGATTTTAAAGATAAATCAGGAAAATTAAAACCAGTTGGACAAATCTTTGACGAAATCGGGAAGAAAGTTCCTAAAGGTGAACAGGCTAATTTCTTCCACAATGTGTTCGGCACAACTGGTCAAAACGCTGCTGCTATTTTAGCAACTAATACCAATGAGCTTAAAAAGGTTAATGAACAGGTTTCTGGCGCCTACAAAAATAATTATGTAGGAAAACTGGCTGACAAAAATATGAAGTCTACCCAAAATTCAATCAAGCGGTTTAAAGAAGCAGGCAAAGCTGTCGAGATTGAGATGGGAACTGCTATGATGCCGGCTTTGAGCAAGGCGGCTAAAGCTATGTCGAAAGCATTTGACAGTCCAGATGTTCAGAAGGGATTAAAGTCGATTGCTAAAGGTATTGGTTCTGTGGCTAATGGTGCGGCTGATTTGATTGCTTGGATTGGTAAAAATACTGGCAAGGTCAAAGCTTTTGGTATAGCTATTGCAAGTGCTTTTGCGTTTGGCAAAACAATTAGCATGTTTGGAAAACTAAGTCGTACACTGCAAGCCTTTGGTGTCGCAGCTAGAGTAGCCGCAGGTGTTAGTGGTATTGGTTTATTAGTAACTGCGGTTGTTGCTATTGGGGCAGCATTATATGAGCTGTATAAGCATAATAAAAAGTTTCGTGATTTTGTTAATGGATTGATCAAAGGTGCTAAAGATGCTTATAACGGTGTGATCAAGTGGTTCAAAAATATCGGCAAAGGTATTGGCAAAGTTTGGAGTTCGATTAGCAAAGGTGCATCGAATGTTTGGAAATCAGTTAAGAAAGCTTTTGAGCCAATGACTAGAGGGATTTCTAAGATTTGGGATAACATTAAAAAGGGTGCTTCTGCTGGTTGGAATGCCATCAAGAAGGTCGTTGACTTTGGTGCTAAAGCAGTTAAAGTTGTGGCACTTGCACCATTAGTTGTTGCAGCTGCTACTATTGTTTCAATCTGGAATCGTATTAAGAAGCCGACAATGGCAGTTTGGAACTGGATGAAGTCGTTTGTTAGCGGGGTTTCTAAAGCAATCAGTAGAACAGTTTCTAACTATTTCAACGCTTTAAAACAATCTGTATCAAATATCTGGAATGCTATCAAAAACATAACTAGCGCAATTTGGAATCCAATTAAAAATATTATTGTTAATGTTACTAAGTCAATTTGGTCGAGTGTTAAGAATACGTTCAATTCAATGAAAAATGGCATTAGTAATATTTGGAACAGTATTAAGGATATTACTTCTAACGCTTGGAATGCAATTTCTGGATGGTTAGGTAAGAAAGTTAGCGCTATTTCTAAATCAGTTTCTGGAGTTTTTAATGGTTTAAAAAATACTTTGTCTGGAATTTTAGATAGCATTTCTAACAAATGGCATGGGATTTGGAACGGTATGGCTAGTTTCTTTGGCGATATTTGGTCAAATATTAAATCATCTGCAAAAGGTGGCATTAACGGAGTTATCGGCTGGTTAAACGGTGGTATTGGTGGCATTAACTCAGTTATCCACACCTTTGGCGGATCTAAAAATGCTATCAGCAAGATTAAAAAACTTGCTAAAGGCGGAAGCACAAAAGGCTTAGCTATGGTTAATGATGGTGCCGGTGAAGAAGCTATCATTAAGAATGGTAAAGCTTATAAAGTTACAGGTAAAAATGCTCTAGTGAACTTTGATGGTAATGAAACTGTTATACCTCATGAGGAATCTAGAATGCTTTTTGGCAATGCTATTAAGCACTATGCTAAAGGGTCTGATAACTGGTTTAGTTCGCTAACTGGATGGGTAAAGGATAAATGGGAAGGATTAACCAACTTTATTAAACATCCACTTAAATCATTAACTGGCATTATGGATAAGGCTATATCCAAAGTTAGCGGTAGTGAGTTGGTTACTAAGCTAACCCCAGCATTAGGCCATGGCCTTGTTAACGGAATTAGTTCAGCTTTCAAAAAATTGTTAGAGAGCTTAAAAAAGAAACATGAAGAAGAAGACTTTGGCAGTGCTAATAATCCAGGCGGTTCGGGTGTTGCACGCTGGACCAAATATATCAAAAAAGCTGCTAAGGCTATGAAAGTCAATTTGACTAGTGCCGGATTGAAGAAGATCCTTAATACAATCAACCATGAATCTAACGGAAATCCTACTGTTCAAAATAATTGGGATATTAATGCTAAGCTAGGGCATCCTTCAAAAGGATTAGTACAATTCATTGATGGTACTTTTAAGCATTATGCTGTTAAAGGGCATAATAATATTCTTAGTGGTTATGATCAATTACTCGCAATGTTTAACGACAGGACTTGGTTTAGTGATTTGCAATGGTCTGGCGGTTGGGGCCCAACTGGCGGAAGAAGATTTGCTAATGGTGGTATTGTTTCGTCTGAGAATCTTTACCACTTAGCGGAAGGAAACAAACCAGAGTATATTATACCGACTGACATTTCTAAGCGTCCCAGAGCATGGTCTCTGTTGAAAGAAGTAGTAGAACAGTTCGCTGGAGATGCTGAAATGAACTCTCAAAGCGTCTCTCAGCACGATAATTTTGATGAATTGAGTAAAAAAGTTGATGTGATGATTGATAAGTTTGATTCTGTCTTGGATAAGATGAGTCAGGTAATTGGAGGCCAATCTATCCAAACTCAAGAAATCAAATCAGCTGGTGATCCAACCAATAGATATAAGAATGATGGCTTAAAGCAATCAATACTCAATTTTCAAGCACATTAAGGGGATGGTAAATATTGCAAGCAACTATGTGGATTAAGGTTGGTGATCAGCCTGAAATAAATGTTGAAGATATAGCACCAAATTTGGAGTATCTTTCAGAAAGTAGTTCGCCAGCAATAGCTAATACGTATACTGATAATGCTGGAATTGATGGCAGTCAGTACAATTATTCTACTTTTGGTCGTAATGTTGTTACAGCTAATTTTGTGTTGCATTTTAGTACATGGTACAGTTTTGAACTGGCTAAGCATGACATCTACAGGATTTTTTCTACAAAGCAAGTTATCAGAATAAGAACTGACAGCTCGCCGGCTGTTGTTAAATATGTTAGATCTGCTCCTTTTGAGATTAAGCCAATATCTGATGGCTCGCATGATGCAACATTTTCAATTCCATTTGAAAACCCAAGCGGATATCTATATTCGTTAGTCAATTCAGACGTGCTAAAAGAGTATGGGCAGAATGCTTGGCAATATGGTGAAAACTTGCCTAACGGTAAGGACTTGCAATATCAATTTGTAGATCAGACACAGTTGGCTGTCTATAATGCATCTGATATTCCAGTAGATCCGTATTTCCAGCGCCACGAGTTGAAGATCATTATTAAACACAATGGCGGTGGCTTTACACTCGAAAACAAAACGACCGGCGATGTTTACAAATTTACCGGATCCATGAACAGCAATGATGCTTTAATGATCGATGGCATCAACACGTATCTAAATGGGAAACTTGATGACAATGAGACTAACTACAGCTATCTTAGCTTAGCGACTGGCTGGAATGATATCCGGGTAACAGGCGCAGCTGACTTAGATATCACGTTTAGTTTTCCATTTATTTACTTAGGTTAGGAGGTGGCAAAAACGGTACAGATTTCAGAAAACAATATCTATTCAATATTTAAACAGCATAAATTTGGCTATTTAGGTGGCCGAGACTTTGCAGTTTCTGATGATGGGGCCGATTGGGAAGTGATCAACCATTATCCGGATCTCTCATTGACTGATCCTAATACAGCCTTGATAGGTGATTA